GGATGCGGCTACGTTGGAGAAGGCTGAGGGGATTCTGAAGGGGCATATTGAGTGGCTGGAGGGGCACCCTGAGGAGTCTACGGAGACGTATAAGGAGCACCAGAAGGCGGTGGAGGAGGAGATTCGGCCGATGCTGATGGCCATGTACGGGGCGACGGATGCTTCTGCGGCGGCTGCACAAGCGGCAGCACAAGAACAGCCCGAGCAAACCCCTCGCGTAGAGGAGGTGGATTGATAAATAAACAATCCAAAGAAAAATATAAAAGTTGCTCACGATGTGACTAACTTTTATACTTTTGGAAACTCTATTTGCCAGACGCTTTGATTACTTTCATAGTATCAATAATAGTATCGTTTACCAAGTATAGATGATGACCTATATCATACAATTTAGACAGCGTATATAATTTTTCAGCCATATCACTCTCATAACCATTACAAGAGGAAAGAAATTGGAAGATTACAAATTTTTCGTGGCTAGACGTTTTATTGCAAGTAATATCGTTTGCATCAAAGGTACTCCAATTCCCGGCCCACCAAGTCTTCAACATACCGCACATAATACTTTGATCGTGTCCTCCTTCGTTACGAATACGCTCCCGAATATCTTTCCAGAGGGCCAGCGTGACATCATTGGCCTTCGTCAATACGAATCCAATATTTACATCGAAATCTGCGTGACTCTCTTTCATGAAAACACAGTCAAGACCGAGTTTCATAAATGGCGCACACATCTCTTTCACATTCCCCGAATTTATATAAATATCCGCATCACTGAAAATGAAATATTTCCCCCAGTTCTGTTCGATACATTGGATCATCAAGTCAACCTTCATATTTGAATTACTAAAAGCGTGCATACCCGGCTCTGAAGATATTGTTAATTGCTTGTTGAACAAGGCCTGTTCAAAGTACATCGGTCGATCGCAAAAATCGGCACGGAGAACGGGAAAGCGGTCGAACGATTCTTGTATGAGGCGGTGGAAAATCTCGTATTTCGGAGTCCACATATAATACCACGGAATACGCTGATCCATATCTCATCGTAAGCCCGAATAATGCCGCGTAAAGAATCCGCGGCAATTCCGTACAATGGGCATCCATCTCCTATATTTCTGCGTGTTTCACAAGGAACAGTATGTGGATCTCGCGTATTTACTGCTAGGATCCCTGTACAAGTATGGCGAGCTAGATGAGACGATCGACATTCTTGTTTACACGACGACGGAATTTGCGGCAAAGATGCAGCAGAATCCCCTGTGTAAACGGGTCATCTTCAAGGTCAATGACACCTATAACTCCATTCCGGAAGCGTGCAAGTCGCGCCTGGATATCTTCGATTTCCCGGAGTTGAGCTCGTATCACACATTCCTCTATCTGGATACGGACATACTCATACGCCACGATATTAAGCCTGTATTCCGGGCATGCACAAAAGAGCTCCTCTATGCCGTAGAGGAGGGTTCGCTCGACATGAAAGTCCCCTATGATTATTGGGGAAAGACGTTGTTCTCCCCGGAAGAACTTGCCGCGTTAGAGGACCGCACGGGATTTTCGTCGGGCGTACTCCTGTTCCAGAATACGATCGTCGCCCGCGAACTTTTCAGGGATATTCGGACACACATGAATTCGGGGACGCCGCACGAATTCCACGATCAGCCCTATTTCGTCTATCACGCGAAACGCGCCGGTCTCATAGATAATCAGACCCTAAAGGCATACGTGGGGATCAACGACCGCTCACTACACACGACGAAGACGATTCTCCATTTCGCAGGGAGACCGGGAGATTATGAATCGAAGTGTACAAAAATGGCCCGGTACATGAAAGAAATGGCGGCGAAACCGAGGGTCATCACGGTTTTCGGGAGCGCGAGGGTATCCTATGTGGCAAATAATACGCGTATAAGTGACATGCTCACATATACGTATACTACAGGGGAGGTCGTACAACTCATACGATATATTCGAGGTGACCTGCAGCTGGCCCCACCATATGATACGATCTGTTTCCGGACAGCGATTTTAAGAGATCAGCCCATCAAGTACGAGCCCCTCTTTAAAAACGTGTTCGACATGACGGACGTGTTTCTTGTGGAGGTCTGTTCCAGGAAAAAATACATGCATGCGAATCTATGTCTCCACGATATCGCAGTGGACGCGCGATTCCCGGACTTACATCGGAACACACCACCGCAGATTTTAGAGGAGCATACTGTGGTCAAACAGACGGACGAGGAAATTCGCCAGGATCTCTTGGAAATCCGGGATCTAGTATTCCCGCGAAAACTCGTGGTCATTTCCCATTACAACGCGAAACTGGACGGAAAATATTTGCCTGCGAGAAGCGAACTCATTGCTGCTTTACAGTTCATCTGTGAGGAGACTGGCATACTCTTTTTGGACCCCACAGAGATCCTCTCGCTCTTCCCACAGGAGGCGATTCTTCAGCCGGATCTGAGCCATTATACGGGCGAAGGATTCAGGGCGTTCAATACGGTTGTGGATTCCTTTATCGGGGAAATCACCGGTAACGGCTAGTACTTAGCGGTAGCGGCTAGACCGCAGCTGCAGAGCGTTCCGCACACTCGAGGGGCGCGGGGGAGCGGCAATCGTTCCGCCCGTGGCCGCCCAGTTTGCCCCCCAGACTTTGAAGAGGGCCGCCAGGCCGCGCGCGGCCTTCACGAGCGCCACGCGCGCAGTCAGTTCCTTTCCGTCCTCCACGCCAACACGGAGTACCATTTCATCTTTTAGAGGATGCGGTACCTTGTAGCCGACGTAAGTGATCTCGTTCGTGTCGATCAGGTGCATATCCATCCACACCTGTAGAATATTTCCGAGAGTGTGATCCTCGTGTTGAAAGACGAAGTCGAATCCCTTCATCTGCGCGTCGGCCGGCTTCACCTGGAGATTTTCCGGCAGATCGCCCGTATCGACGGATGAATAGAAGGTGGCCTTCTCTTGGAGCACCTGGAGCGCCCGGGCGACGATATATACGGGATCAAGTACACCAATACTCTCCACGGTGAAGTCGAAACTGTTCGGCTCTCCCTGCTCGTTTATCAGGTAGCAGCGGGCCACCTCCATTGTCTTAAACTCCCGCTCAAGCTCCCCCTTCTTCGTCGGATTCTGCTCGAGCTCCTCCTTGCTGATCTTCTTGTGTGTTGCGAGCCAGTTCTCGTAGTGCTCGCGAATATGCTCCGGATTCGTGTCGGGCGTGTAGGCGTAGGAGCACTGGCACACGGGATTAAACAGGGAATTCTCGCGCCCGATTCCGATCGTGGCGACGGCCTCAAAGGAGAGGGACTCGGCCTCCTGGGTGGCGGTGTGCCCCTTGAGTACGGCAAGAAGGGCCGTCTCCTTCGAATAGGGATCCGGATGGAAGAACTCCACGCTCGGAACGGGGACGGGATCTTCGCCCGGGCCCTGTACGCGTAGAACTTTTATGTCGGAAGCGACCACGTCGATCGTATCGGGAGAGTCATTCACGACGTCCAGTTTGAAGATGTGGCTGGCCGAGTCCCACTCAAGAGGGTTCGCCACGTGAATCGGCAGAAGACCGATACGGTGCGCAAGCATTTCATTACTCATGGGGGTACTGTTCTTGGTGATCTTAATGTCCGACGTGGCGCCGTTTTCAAGAATCTCCGAGCGAAATGCGACCGTCTCAACCTCTGTGAGGACCACGCGGCGGAGCGCATTCACATAGGCGACATCCGTCGGAGCCATACGGAACTCGATGGCATTGCGCGCACTCTGTTTGAAATTGGAGAACACGTTTTGAGCGGCAGCAGCAGTACCTGAAACGGCAGTACCAGGCCGGCGGATCACGAACTTTGATTTTACCTGTGACATTCTATTCTACTCTCCAGGTTTGATGTGGATCAATTTTAGGTTGGCGGCTTAATGCGTTCAAAAATCCCGTGAATCGCTGTCCATATTCAATAGTAGGGAGAATGTCCGGGAAGCCTGTACATATTTGTTACTACAGCAATCGCTGCCAGTGGTCCAGGGCCTTCATAACGGAACTTGGCAGAACTCCGTGGAAAGGTCTGTTCCATTTTGTCTGCGTCGATCCGTCGCCGTCTCGCCCGCCTATTCCCGGATGGCTTAAGAAGGTCCCGACACTGGTCCTGGCCGGTGATCCGGAACCCAAGACAGATTCCGACGTAATGAATTGGCTGTACGAAAAGAAGATGATGGAGACGCAGAATGTGGGGAAGAGCGGGGGCGGGGCGCCGGCTCCTTCTGCTGGAGGTGAACCGGATGCCTGGAGTATGCAGGAGCAGTCGAGCTTCTCAAAGGGTTTCGGCTACAGTGGTGTTGACGTGGACACGTCCACGCAAGGAAACGGGGGAGAAAGCATACCCGGCTCATTCTCTTTTTTGAATGGAGGGGCATCCGTGGGGGATCGTTCCCAGAATTCATACAATACCGTCAATGAATCCGGTCGGAAGAAGTCGAAGAAGGAGGAGTTGTTTGATAAACAGATGGAGGCCTATCAACGTGAACGTGATACGGGGACTCCGCGTGGAATTCCTCGGGCCATCTAAAGTTCTCCATACGATACTACAGTAAGAGGAATGTCCGTGCTTGGAGCCTTCGGCACACAACTTGTCCGGTTTTTCGAGCAGCTCGTGGAGTCCTATCCCGAGGAGCGTGATATCAAGATGAGCCTGGAGGCGATTCGCGGGGCGAAGCTCATCAATCCGAAGCTGGTTATGGACCTTTTTTATGAGAATGTGTGTAAGGATCTGAGCGAGGTGATCCAGAGGAAGGACGAGGAGAAGCTAGTGGATTACGCGCGGAAAAAGATCACGACGGAATTCAACGATATTTCTCCTGCTCTAGGGATTTTTGATAAGCACTGGCATACAATGACGACAGAGAATCAGAACGTCATCTGGCAGTATCTGCACGTTCTGTGTGTTCTTTGTCAGCGGGCTAGGGATGCGAAGTTGCCCTTTTGAGAGAAAATCTGTTATAGGAATAGCTATGGAATATTATCCTAATTATTACCCCCGTAGAATGAGTAGAGCATATGATGCTATCCCACCTTATAATCGTGCATATTCTCGCCCATATGATAATTTCCCGCCACCGCCATATGGCTATCCTAGATACGGCGGGAAACGGAAAACAAGCAAACACCGTCCACCATCCAAAAAGAG